GCAAGCCCCGCTCCACCTTATTCTTCTAGTCTGTTAATCTTTTATCTTGCTTTTAGTCTTTTAATCTTATAAAAGCTTTTTAGCGCTCGTCGACCCTCACCGGCTCCAACTTTTTCCATCGCCCCAAAATCCCTAGTTCCAGAATCCGCCAAAGCCCCAAAAAAGCCCCCAAAAACCACAACACAAAAACGTCTTGACTTTTCAGGATGTATTGTCCCAAAATGGTACAGTGTTCCAAAATGGGATAGGTGGATTTAATACTGCATCAAAAAGGCACAACATGCCTGCAAAGACCAAAGGCAAAGAAAAAAAGCATCCGGGCGGTCGCCCTCCCTTGGTTATAGACTGGGAGATGGTTGATCGCCTTTGTAATATCCATTGCAAGGGCGAGGAAATAGCGGCGGCTCTGTGCATGAGCTATGACAGCCTAGCAAGGCACTGTGAATCTGAAAAGGGTGTAGGTTTTGCGGATTACATAAAAGAGAAGTCGGCAACGGGCCGCTCAAGCCTACGCCGTAGGCAATGGGAAGCTGCGGAAAGCGGCAATGTGACCATGCTGATTTGGCTCGGGAAGCAGCACCTTGACCAGACAGACGCGGCAAGGTTTACGGGCGATGCCAACCTTACGATAGGGTGGGCCGATGGCAAGGATTGAAATTCCCTATTCCCCGCGGTACCATCAACGCGCAATCCACAAGGCCCGCGTAAAGAATACTGTCATTGTCTGGCACCGTCGCGCCGGGAAAACCGTCATGGCGGATAACGAGCTAATCAAATCCGCCCTCCTTTGCCCCCTGAAGGCCCCTCGTTTCGCCTACATCGCCCCCCAACGCAATCAAGCCAAGGCCGTGGCGTGGGATTACCTGAAACATTACAGCCGGGTCATTCCGGGCGTTCAGTTCAATGAGGCGGAATTGCGGGCGGACTTCCCGAACGGCGGTCGCGTGACCCTGTACGGGGCGGACAATCCTGATGCAATGCGAGGGCTTTACCTTGGCGGGGTGGTGAGGGATGAGGTTGCGCAGATGCCCCCCCGGATGATGTCCGAAATTATTACACCTGCCCTGCTGGACCGCAACGGATGGAAAATCCTGATAGGCACACCAAGCGGTCATAATGCGTTTTATGAGGCGTACCAACTGGCGCGGGCGGAAATGGCTGCGGGTAATCCCGACTGGTATGCAGGGCTATTAAGGGCTTCTGAAAGCGGTATCCTGCCGCAAGAGGCGCTTGACGACGCCCGAAAACAGATGACCCCAGAAGAATATGAGCAGGAGTTTGAATGCTCTTTCGAGGCTGCAATCCTTGGAGCCTACTACGGCAAGGAGCTTGCGGCTGCGGAGCGTGAGGGGCGGATATGCGCGGTTCCTGTTGACCCGTCTTATCCCGTCCACACAGCCTGGGACTTCGGCCTACGCGACCCGACTTCGGTATGGTTTTTTCAGGTAACAGGCCAGGGCGTCCGATTCGTTGACTTTTTCGAGTCGCCTGATTTGAATGTGCCTCAAATGCGCGACCTAATCAACGACAGGGGTTACTGGTACGGGTCACACATCGGCCCGCACGACATGGAGCACAGGACGCGAACCGAGACGACTCTCGTAACGCTCAAAAAACTAATGACCTTTGCCGGGCTTGATTTTATTGTCGCCGACCGCTCCCCCCTGATGGCTGGCATTCACGCGGCAAAGATGATGCTTCCGACGTGCTGGTTTGATTCCGTCAAGTGCAAGCAGGGCATTGAGACCCTCAAACTGTACAGGCAGCGGCAAGACCCCAATACCGGCACTTGGTCCAACATCCCGGTTCACGACTGGACTTCGCACGCCTCCGACGCCTTCCGGTACGCGGCTGTCATGCGCGACGCGGTAGCCGGTTCCGGCATACGAGGCGGCATAACCCCAACTTTGGCACGTACCGAGTGGGAGCAATACGCACCCCCGGCCACATGGTGAGACGATGAGACAAGGCGACGACCGAGACGTCTGCAACGATTTTTCGACAGCCTACAACGAGGCGTCCGCGCATTGGCTCCAATTCACCAACGAGGCCAAGAAGGACATGGCCTTTTTCTTGGGCGACCAGTGGGACCGGCAAGACCGGGCTTACCTGGCACAGGAGAGGCGCAACGCCTTCGTGTTCAACAAGATTCGGCGAGTCGTCAAGCTCATTACGGGCTATCAGCGCAAGACACGCTTGAGCCTCAAGGCCGAGCCCGTGGAGGGCGGCGACTCCGATACAGCGGACATGCTGACGGCTGCGCTTATATGGCAGATGCAGAGCGGCGGCTTTTACAACATCATGTCAGACGCCTTCGAGTTTGGCGCTTGCGTTTCAGGAATCAACCTTGTCTCGCTGTACATGGATTATTCGCGCGACCCCATAGACGGCGACATCAAGTTGCAGCGCGTCCCGTTCAACCGTTTTCTTGTGGACCCCTGTTTCACCGATCAAACGCTTTCGAATGCCGCCTACGTCCTGGGCCGACAATATCTGACCAAAGACGCCTTGACCGCAATCCTGCCCAAGAAAGGCCGGGAAGCCCTCAAAGAGATCAAGCCGGGTTCATGGAACTTTGACGGGCGGTACTCGGACGGGCAGACACCTTACGGACTCGCCCCGCGCAACCTGTATACCTACGATGAATATTACAGGCGCACAACCGAGCCTTATACCGTCATTTTCGACACCAGGACGGGCGAATCACAGCCCTACCAGGGCGAAAAGGGCAGGCTTGCGGACATTATGGCAATCATGCCTTGGATTGAGAAATACGAGGGCGTACGCGGCACTGTGGAGCTTCACATTCTGATTGAGGGGCAGCCTGTCTATACCGGACCGGACCCCTTGGGGATAGGCGATTATCCGCACGTTCCCGTTTTGGGCTTCTACGTCCCGGAGTATGAAGACCCGGCCTACAGGCTCCAGGGCATCGTCCGATGCTTGCGAGACCCGCAGACAGAGATCAATAAGCGCCGGTCTCAGATGCAGGACATCATAGCAAGCCAGATCACTACCGGCTGGAAGGCCAAAGACGGCTCCGTAATCAACCGAGACGCATTATACGGCGCGGGCCAGGGCAAGGTTATCTGGATTGACGGGGCGCACCAACTTTCCGACATCGAGCGCAACGCCCCCGTTGACATCCCCCCCGGCCTTTTCCAGCTTGTGGGCGAGATGGACAATGACCTGATGGAGATTTCCGGGGCCAACTCGGAATTGATGGGCATGGCCGAGGGCAATGACTTACAGGTGGCGGGCGTCCTTGCCAAGCTGAGGCAGGCGGCGGGCCTTACGATCCTGCAAGACATGTTCGACAATTACCGGCTTTCCAAGCGCCTGTTGGGTATCTGATAATTCCTGTGATAATTGAGTTGCTTGAGTTTTTAAGGCTTTATTTTTAGTTTCGGCTTTATTTTTTCCAGTTTGCAGTTGTTGATAATCTGGATCTTTTTTGGTGTACTCTATAGCAATTTGTGTATTGAGTTTATTGGATGCGCTTTTAAATAATTGGCAAAGCTGTGGATTGAAACGATCTGTTTGTGTAGCCATATCGGCT